TTAAATTATTGATTGGGTTCGAGCCAGTTGTTAATTATAAAAAGAAGTTTCCGTTCCATAAGATAGCTGATGGCGTTGCCAGAAGAAAGTTTATAAGGCACATGCAGAAGTCTTTAAAACTAGCTCTAAGGTCAGCCAAATGAATAAAAGGTACTATGAAACAGGACGATATGTGGGTAATTCGCACCTCGCTATTTTTCTAGTTCCAGCAATATACTAAGGGGTGGTAATAATGATTGATCTAAAAGGCAAAGCAACTGAGAAAAATCTAGTATTAATCACTGGATTATCACAATCTCGGATCAACCAAATGAAGGCAACTGAGATCTGGACTTTGGAAATGAATTTAGAAGAGGCCTCTCATGGAATTGTTAAGTGGCTTGGCAAAAGAGCCGCAGGCCATATCAGTGAAGATGGTTTAGATCTAGTTCAAGAGCGAGCAAAGCTGGCAAGAGAAAATAGAGAAACAGCCTCGCTAAAAAATTCAGAATTGCGCACCTCATTAGTTCGTGCTGATGAAATAAGAAGATCAATTTTTACTGCCGCTAGATCTGTAAGAAATTCTATAGAAACTATTTCAGATCGTATCTCATTGCCAGTAGCAGGCATGACAGATCACCACGATATACATGAGCTAATAGATAAAGAAGTTAGGGATGCTTTGTCAGATCTCGATAACGAATGGAGCAATATTATTCCAGAGGAAAGTGATGGATCAAATCGAAACGGAAACACCCTTAACTGATATTGATGGAGAGCGCCTTGCGATACAGGCCATACTCGATGGACTCAAACCAGATCCAGTTGAACCCATGTCAGATTGGGCAGATCAGTATCGAGTCTTAAACCAAAGTTACGCGGCTGAATCTGGAAGGTGGCGAACAGATCGAACGCCATATCTTAGAGAAATTATGGATGCTTTTTCACCATCTAATCGATGTGAATTTGTAACGATTATGAAGGGTGCGCAACTCGGATTCACTGAAGCCTTAACCAATATGCTTGGCTATATAATTCACAGATCACCAGCGCCAACTATGATGGTGCAACCAACTCAGAATCTAGCTAAGCGTTATTCAAAACAAAGGCTGGCAACTATGATCTCCGACATGCCAGTTTTAAAAGGACTGGTTGCAGATCCACGCGCTAGAGATTCTGGCAACACGACACTGGCAAAATCATTTGATGGTGGCGTGCTATTTATAGCAGGCGCAAACTCTGCGGCAGATCTTAGATCAGTGCCAGTTCGTTTCCTGCTGTTAGATGAGGTTGATGGCTATCCTTATGATGTCGATGGTGAAGGAGATCCGATTGAATTAGCTGTAAACAGAACCAAAACTTTTGCGCGTAGAAAGATCTTGATCGGATCAACACCAACAGTTAAAGATGTTTCTCGAGTTGAGCGTGAATATTTAAAAGGTGATCAACGAAAATATCATGTGCCTTGTCCACATTGTGGAGAGATGGATGAGCTAACTTGGCCAAATATTAAGTGGGATAAAAATGAAGATGGCCAGCACCTTCCAGAAACGGCTTACTATGTTTGCACTCATTGCGGAGGCATGATAAATGAGAGTAACAAAACTGAAATGTTAGCCAAAGGAAAATGGGTTGCTACAAAACCAGATAACAATAAAAGAGATAAGCGCAGATCTTATCACATCAATAGTTTGTATTCGCCTTGGGAAAGCTGGGCAGATATGACTGTCAAATTTTTAGATGCTCAGCAAGATCCGCACTTACTTAAAACTTTTATAAACACATCCTTGGGTGAATGCTTTGACGAAGCACAAAATAGACATGATCAAAATGATTTAATGAAACACGCAGAGGACTATGCTTTAAGAACTTTGCCAACTGGCGTGTTGCTCGTTACTGCTGGGATCGATGTACAGGACAACAGACTTGAAGTTGTGGTTTGGGGTTGGGGTAAATCTGAGGAATCTTGGGTTGTTGATTATCATATTTTTTATGGAGATCCTGCAACCAATCAGATCTGGGAAGAGTTAGATGAGTATCTACAAAAAGATTTCAAACATACTAGCGGCGAGATCGTCAAGATCAGCGCTTGTGCAGTTGACACTGGAGGCCATCACACTCAAAAGGTTTACGATTTTTGTCGGCTAAGAAAGCACAGAAGGGTACTTGCAATCAAGGGATCTAGTTTAAAAAGCAGGCCAGTGATCGGCAGGCCAACTAATCAAGACATAACCATGAAAGGTAAGACTGTTAAAAACGGCGTACAGCTCTGGCCTATTGGAACTGACACTGCTAAAAGTGTTATCTATGGCCGCTATGGAATCGAAGTTGGACAGCCTGCATCCATACATTTTTCCAAAGATCTGCCAGATGAGTTCTATGCACAGATCACTGCTGAGAAATTAATTACTCGATACCATCGCGGACACCCCATTCAAGAATGGGTTAAGCCTAGTCATAAAAGAAATGAGGTTTTAGACTGCACAGTTTATGCACTAGCGGCGGCCTATCATCTAGGAATGAATAAATTTTCCGAGAGAGATTGGACTCGATTGGAAGATCTTGTCCAGCCACACACTAAAGATCTGTTTGATTCTGCTCCTAAAACTAGCGAAGATCATCCAACAATTCCAGATCAAGCTAAGAAAACCGAGCAAAATAAAGTTGCATCCCAGAGAAAATCTTCTCGAAATCCTAGGCGCAATAACAAATCTAATAACTTTGCAACTAATTGGTAGCAAATTTTAAATCATTCTATTGACTATTTTTATTTGGTTACGACAATAAGGATCATCACTCTAAAGGAATGACATGGCAAACCTCTTTGATCAGACAAACTATTCTGATTCTGAGCCTGCTGAAATTGTTGCTGGAGATCGTATTGCTTGGAAGCGTACTGATCTTGGCGTTGATTATGTTCCAAGCGCTTACTCTTTAAGCTATTCAGCAAGACTAGAAAACAATGCTGACTCAGAGATTGTCATTACAGCTAGTGAAGTTGGATCTGATTATGTAATCGAAGTAGCGGCAACTGTATCTAAAAATTACAGATCTGGAACTTATCACTGGCAGGCTTATATAACAAGAACCTCAGACAACGAAAGAGTTACTGTTGATTCTGGCACATTTAAAGTTCTTAATGATCGTGCTAATTCAAATGCAGATCCTAGAAATCATATCAGAATTGTTCTTGATTCCATTGAAGCAGTGATCGAGAAACGAGCTACTAAAGATCAAGAGAGTTATTCAATCCAAGGGAGATCATTATCACGCACACCAATTGCAGATCTCATTGCTCTTCGCAGTCAATATAAAGCAGAGCTTGTTCGAGAGGAGAGAGCTGAGCGCATTAAAAATGGCCTAGGTCATAGCGGAATTATAAAGGTGAGAGGATGAACTTAAATCCATTTAAAAGAAAAAAGGAAGTAGTAAAGCAACCACGCCGCCGTCAATACCAAGCGGCAAAACTAGATCGCTTGACTTCAAGCTGGTCAACAACCCAACAATCAATCAATAAAGATCTACAGCAAGGCGGTAAAGTTCTTAGAACTAGAGCTAGAGATCTAACTGTTAATAATGATTATGCTCGCAAATATATGCAGATGGTTGTTAGCAATGTTGTTGGAAGTAATGGCATTGGGTTGCAAGTCAAATCTAAAACGCCTAAAGGCAAACTAAATGTTAAGTCTAATCGTCAAGTAGAGCAAGGCTGGAAAGAATGGTCTAATGCTAGAAATTGTGCATTCGACACCAGATTAAGTTTTGTCGAAATGCAAAGATTGTTTATTGAAACTGCCGCCAGAGATGGTGAAGTATTAGTCAGAATTATTAGAGATGATTCTAAGTTTGGACTCAAGCTCCAGTTCCTAGATTCTAATCGATTAAACGAAGAGCTAAATAAAGAGCTAGATGATGGCGCATGTATCAAGATGGGTATTGAATTTGATTACACTGGCAAGCCAATTGCTTATCACATCAACCAATATTTGGATGATCAGATATACAACCATGGTGTCACTGAAAGAATTCCAGCAGAAAATATGATCCACTGCTTTATGGGAGAAAGACCAGAGCAGATCAGAGGCGCAACTTGGATGGCCAGTGCTATGTCAAGAATGCAAATGCTTGGTGCATATGAGGAAGCAGAATTAGTAGCCGCCAGAATCGGCGCATGCAAAATGGGTTTTTATACTTCTGAAGCTGGTGATTCATACATTGGTGAAGAGGATCACGAAGGTAATTTGATTAGTCAAGCTGAAGCAGGAATCTTTGAGCAACTGCCAGCAGGAACGAGCTTTACTGCTTTTGATCCAACACATCCAACAAGCGCATTTAAAGATTTTAATAAAGCAATTTTACGCGGTATATCCTCTGGCCTTGGGGTGGCATACAACTCATTATCGTCAGATCTTGAAGGTGTCAGTTACTCATCGATCAGATCTGGAACGATAGAAGAGAGAGATCAATGGCGCGTAAAACAAAGTTGGATGATCAACCACTTTATGAACCCGATCTATGAGCGCTGGTTATCAATGCAATTACTCACAAATTCAATTGGCCAAGACATGACTCAATATGAAAATTTATTAGAGGTCAGATGGCAGGCAAAGAGTTGGAACTGGGTTGATCCTCTTAAAGATATTAAGGCAAGCGTTGAAGGAATTAATGCAGGAATTAAAACTCGCGGCGAAGTAATCGCTGAGCAGGGTGGAGATATTGAGGATGTCTTTGATCAGTTAGCTTATGAGCAAGAATTAGCTAAAGAAAAAGGACTGAATCTAAATGGTGTAAGTCAAGAAGAAGGAGTAGTAGATGAAACAGATTAATACTGGAATCCTTTCCAGAAACTTTAATTTGGATCGTGAAAAGATCGATGAAGAGAATCGAACAGTGCAACTGAGTTTTTCAAGCGATATGCCAGTTTCTCGTTGGTTCGGGATGGAAGTGTTAGATCACTCGCCCGAGTCTGTGAATCTGGAGCGTTTGAACGATGGTGCGCCTCTCTTAATGGATCACAATACAAGCGATCAAATAGGAAGAGTCGAACAGGCTATGGTAGACGGAAAGCGCGGAAACGCGGTGGTTCGTTTCTCAGAGTCAGTTAGAGGCTCAGAAATTTTTCAAGATGTTAAAAGTGGCATTCGTCAAAATATCTCGGTCGGTTATAGAATCGATGAGATGGAACTTGACAGTGAGCGTTCAACCGAAGATGAAGAATATTATGTAGCTAAAAGATGGAGTCCATTTGAGATCTCTATTGTCAGCGTTCCTGCTGATAACAGCGTTGGTATTTCAAGAGCGGCTGAAGGTGAAAGTATGACTACTATAACAAATTTTGTGGAGAAACAAATGTCAGAAGAAGTAAAAACTGATCCAGTAGTTTCAGCACCAGTGATCGACACTCAAGAAGTCGCTCGCAAAGCTGTTGAAGCGGATCGCCAAAGATCAGCAGAGATTGATGCAATCGCTAAGAAACATCCAGAGCTTGCACAAACTGCTGATGAGTACAAAAGAAATAGTCTAACTGTAGATGATTTCCGTAAAGTTGCTTTAGAGTCAATCTCTAAAGAGAAGCCAAAAGCTATGATCTCTCCAGAGATCGGCATGAGTCGTAAAGAAGCTGAGTCTTTTTCAATGGTTCGTGCAATCAATGCTTTAGCAACTAACAACTGGTCTAAAGCAGGATTCGAACTTGAGGCATCAAATGCACAAGCAGAGAAACTTGGTAAGGAAGCTAGAGGATTTTTCATGCCTGTTGAAGTACAACAGCGTGATCTAACTGTAGGGACTGCGGCTAATGGCGGAGCAACTGTAGCGACTGATCTGCTTTCGGGCAGTTTTATCGATGCACTAAGAAACAAACTAACAGTTATGGATCTTGGCGCAACTATGATGACAGGCCTAAATGGTAATGTTGCAATTCCTGCAATGGCGGCTGGGGCAACAAGTTACTGGGTTTCTGAAAGCGGAGCTGTTACGGAAAGTAATGCAACTTTTAGACAAGTTCAAATGAACGCTAAGTGCGTTGGAGCTTATAGTGATTTGAGTCGTAAGCTATTACTCCAGAGTTCTGTGGATATTGAGAACTTAGTCCGTAGTGATCTTGCTACAACTTTGGCTACTGCAATTGATCTTGCGGCTATCCATGGAACTGGTTCAAGCAACCAACCAACTGGAATCCTAGCTACATCGGGTATCGGTAATGTTGCTGGTGGAACTAACGGAGCAGCTCCTACTTATGCACACATCGTTGCACTAGAAACAGAAGTTGCTAAAGATAACGCGGCAAATGGTTCACTTGCTTATTTAACTAACGCGGTAGTTCGCGGCAAGCTACTCACTACTGAGAAAGCGGCCAATACTGCACAATTCGTTTGGGAAGGACAAAACAGCATGAGAGGTTACAACGCTGAAGTTTCTAACCAAGTTTCAAGCACTCTAACTAAAGGTAATCAGTCAGCATCGTCTGCAATTATCTTTGGTAACTGGAATGACTTGATGATCGGAATGTGGGGTGGACTAGATATTAATGTTGACACTTCAACTGGTAGCACAAGCGGCACAGTGAGAATTGTCGCATTACAAGATATTGACATCGCCGTTAGGCATGCAAGCTCGTTCGCGGCCATGTTAGATGCTAACGCTGGTTAATTAGCATAAACAGTTTGGAGCTGAGTTGAGTTCTCCTTGCTCAGCTCCAATTCATAGGAGATAAGAATGAAAGTTAAATTAAATATAGCAGTTGGAATTAAAGGCGAGAGCCATGCTAAAGGTGAAACTGTTGAAGTAAACAAAGAAATGGCGATGGCTCTTATTCTGAGCAACAAAGCTGTTGAAGTTAAAGCAAAGGCAAAGGCTAAAAAATAATGTTTAAAGAAGATCTTAGAGAATTTTTTGATGGCGATGAGCTTGCTGAAGATGCGACTATTGGTCTTAAAACAGTTTCGGGCGTAATGGAAAGCCAGTTTATCGAGGCACTTGGGATCGAAGGCGTAAGGCCTGTATTTACCTGTGCCGAGGTAGATGTTGAAGGATTAAATTTTAAACAAACAATACAAGTTAAAGGGATCACTTACAAAGTGGCAGGCGTGCAACCAGATGGGACAGGCTTAACAAGTCTAGTCTTAGAGCAACAGTAATGACTCACGCCAGACAAGAAATCAGAGATCAGATGATTACAACCTTAACAGGTTTAACAACAACTGGATCTGCTGTTAATAATTCGCGCGTATACGATCATGCAGTGTTGCCATGTCTATCGGTATATACGCTAAGCGAAGAAGTAGAAGAAGGCCTAGAAAGCGCTGGAAAACAATTTAGATCATTGAGCGTTATGGTTGAGATCAGAGCGAGAGCGACTGACAATTTGGAAGATACTCTGGACACAATCAGTGCAGAAGTAGAAACCGCAATTTTTGCAAATGGTGATCAAACACTATCGGGCAAGTGTAAATATTTTGACTTTGAGGGATCTGATATAGAACTCTCTGGAGATGCCGAAAGGCCATATGGATTGATGACGATGCGCTTTGTTGCGATGTATAGAGTCAATAGATCTGATGTTACAACTTTAATTGCATAGGAGCTTATATGCCAACAATGTACAAAAAAGGATCTGATCCTATCGTGGTGCATCCATCACAAGTAGGAAATGCAGAAGCGAGAGGCTGGAATCTCGAGAAAAACCCTTCAGCAGACAACAAGAAACCAACAACTAAACCCTCAAACAAGGAGTAATTCATGGCGAGTCATATCGGAAGCGAAGGCCTTATCCACTTAGGCACAACATTATTGGGCGAGTTAAAGTCATGGTCATTGACTGAAAACTCAAACATGATCGACACAAGCGTTTTATCATCAACAGCACAAACATTTGTAGCTGGTACAACTAGTTTTTCTGGATCGGCTGATTGCCATTTAGATGAAACTGATGCAGGACAAACATCACTAACTGTCGGAGCGACTGTAGTAATTAAATTTTATTACGAAGGAACGACATCGGGCGATAAGTTTTTAACTGGATCTGTGATCGTAGAAAGCATTGATCGAACTGCGGCAATGGATGATATTACTTCAGTCAGTTTTAGCTTTAGAGGAACGGGTGCATTAGCGCACTCTACAGTCTAATGAGTATTAAGGAGAACGCAAAATCACAATTTTCTGACAAGATCAATGGAGTCTTAGGCTGTATTGATGTTCCAGAATGGGGTGAAAAAATATACTATAAATCAGCAATAAGCGGCATTAAGCAAGGCCAGATCATGAGTCTTTATGACAAAGGAAAAATAGTTGAATCTGTTTGTATGTCGCTGATTATGAGAGCCTTAGATAAGGATGGTAAAGCTATATGGAAACCAAGTGAATTAGCAGAACTAATGCGCGAGTATGACATTGAAGTTATCTCAAAGATAGTTGAGCAGATCGCTGATTCTGAACTAACAGTTGATGATGCAAAAAAGTAATAAGGGAAGATCCAGACTTGCATATTTGCTTACAACTAGCAGAGGTATTACATAAGACTTTGCAAGAAATTAGGGAGCTTCCCACTTATGAAATTGTACTCTGGGCGGCTTATTTTGACATGAAGAGGAAACAATAATGGCAACTGCGGCTACAGCTAAATATGTAATAAGATTAGAGGATAAAACCAAGAGAGCGTTTAAGGCTATTGGTCGATCCATGAAGTCAGTTACAAAATCTATTTTCTCATTGAAAACTGGATTAGTAAGTGTTGCTGGTATTGCAGGATTAGGATTCTTAGTTAAGCGCTCAATGGATGCCACTGATGAGATGGCAAAAATGTCCAGAGCGATTGGCGTTAGTGTCGAAAATCTAAGCGCTTTAAGACACGCCGCATCCCTTGGTGGTTTGGCCTCTGTGCAGTTAGATAAGGCTGTGCAAAAACTAGCGATCAATTTAGCAGATGTTGCTGGTGGAACTGGTGAAGCTCTTGATGAGTTTAAAGAATTTAACATAGCGGCAGTTAATGCTGATGGATCTATGCGCGATGTCATGGATGTCTTAGCTGATGTTGCAGATGTTACCCAGAGCCTAGGAGATACAACTGAACGAACTAATTTGATGTACAAGCTCTTTGGTGCGCGAGGTGCAAAGATGGTCAATGTCTTAAAAGATGGCAGTGGCGCTATGAGAGAAGCCATGAAAGAAGCAGAACTTCTAGGACTTGTTATGAGTAAAGATACTGTTGAAGGCGTTGAAGCCGCCAATGATGCTTTCACAAGACTAAAGGCATTTGCTACTTCAACCTTTGCACAAACTGTTGCCGCTCTTGCACCTTCAATCGAGGCACTTACAGAATCGGTTATAGAGTTTATAACGCTAAGAGTTAAATCAACTGATGGCGGCATAGCCGCGATAGCGCAGTCAATGGCCAATATGTTCATTATGGCCGCAGTAAGGATCTTAGATTCAATAGAATCTATTTCAAATGGTGTTATAGATTTTGTCAGAAATATGAAAGCCGCTTTAGGTTTCGGTGATGAAATCGACATCTTAACTAGAGATGTTGGAGAGGCTAAAAAAGTTTTAGAAGATTTTAAAGATAGCACAGTTTATGGCACTGGGGAAAGAGGTCAAAGCATATTTGATACACCGCAAAGAGCTGAAGCATTTTTTAAAAGATTAAAAGCTGGCTTTGGAGATGTATTCAATATAGAAGGTATGACTTCAGAAGATATTGTCGCAAAAATGACAGCGGACATTGCAGGCATGACTGCTCAAATTGATGCGCTAGATAAAGCTGGTGGCATGACAAGTATGAAAGTAAATTTTGCAGATCTTCGAGAATCATTACTGCGAGGACATAAAGCTATAACTTTAATGGAAACAGGCATTATTGAGATGGCTAATACTTCCGAAGAAGCAGGTACAAAAATTGCTCAAAACCTTGAACCAAAGTGGTTAGTAGCCGCTAAAGAGGCTTTGGATGTCTATGACAAAGCCACCATGGACACTGTTAAGGCATCAACCATGACTACAGTTTCTTTGATCAAAGGAACTGAAGATCAAATTATGAATATGATCAACGGCGTAAAAACAAGCTGGAAGTCTATGTTCAAAGGGATCATGGCAGATCTGCTAAGAATCCAAGTTAGAAAAGCAGTAGTTGCTGGAGCTGGCGGCATATTATCTTTACTAGGTTTTGAAGGTGGTGGTTACACTGGAAATGGTGCTAGAGCTGGAGGCATAGATGGCCGAGGTGGTTTCCCTGCAATACTACATCCAAATGAAACTGTTGTTGATCATACTAAAGGTGGCGGCATGGGCGGCGGCGTGACAACGGCTGAAATAAACTTTAATGTCCAAGCGATTGATGCCAGCAGTTTTAATACTTATTTGGTTAATAACCGCGACACAATTGAATCCATTATTAATAACTCATTACTGAGCAATGGCACAGTTCGCCGAACTATACAAATGACATCATAAATGAATAACTTGACAGGAACAATTTTAGCAAATCATAGCAAGATCCAAGTTGAAGAATGGATCAAGCAAGGCAACGCCCTTGAGTATAACAACGGCTCAAACCAGCGCATTGTTAAAAATAGCATTCCTGCCATTGAAATGTCAATCAAATACTCTGGATTAACCAAAGCACAATTTGATGCTTTAGTTACAGTTTACGAAGCTAATCATTCATCAACAGTTGTTATTGATGCAGATGAGATTCATGATCTTAGAGATACAACTCTTGGAGCTGGTGGATCTGTTTGGGCATTTAAAGATTTTAAATTTACAGTTATTGCCCCGCAAGTTTATGAAGGCGAGATCACATTAATAAGTTCTGTATTTTTTAACTATACAGCTTATCAAAATCAGTTCTCTCAAACATCAAGTTATGCGCCAGTATCTTCAAGCGATACATCATTTGAAACTGTTTTAAATACAGCAAAGCCAAATCGAGTTGGTTATGAATATGCAACTAATTCTATTGCTAGTAATATTGGCAGATCTGCTAGACATATTGGCAACAAGGGTGGCTTTCGTAAAGTCTGGGAATTGTACTGGCATTTAGACGAATCTGAGTTTTTAACCCTGTTGACTTACTACAGAAAGAAAGGCGGCATTATGGGTGATTTTGGAATGCCTAGATATGGTGCTAACAATATGGGATCTAGCGCTAAGAGTAAAGCAAGTTTTGTTGAGGACAGTTTTAAGTTTGATCGCTTAATGAATAATCGTTACACCTGCTCAGCTAAGATCGTGGAGTTACTGGCATGAGTAAAACAATCACAACTAATGTTCGTGCCAATGATCAGATGGGAATGATCCATTTGTTTGAGTTTGATATGTATCTGCTTAATGGCAACTTTAGTGAAACACTGCGATTCACAGATCATGATGTATTTGTATTCGATGGCACAAACGAGTACACGCCTCTGACTATTACCTTTGATCGCTTAGTAGAAAATTTTACAATGTCAACTGATACGATCAATGTAACTATTGACAATATAAATGAAGAGTTAAGCAACGCCGCTTTAGCAAAAGAATGGCGTAACAATAGAGCAAAGATTGAGCGGATCTTAATGACACCGCCAAGTGAAACTGTAGATGGTCAAGCCTATGATTTTGGCATTAGTGAAAACAGCTCAGTGGCTTATCCACGACTTGAGATCTCTGGATTAACTAAAGATCAATACACATTGTTTGAAGGCGTGATCGATACATTCACTGCCAGTAGTCAAACCTTTACAGCTCAGCTCACAACAAAATTTACTTATTGGCAAAAGCCATATCCAACGCGAACTTTTAACCAGTCAGAATTCACTAGTGTGGTTTCGGCAATAACTGAGAGCGTGTTTTGGGGCAGGCAAAAGACAGTCTAATTATGAAAAATTGTTTTACAGAAACCATTGCTTATTTAAACAAAGATTACGATCTGCCAGAAGGTTGGGGCAAATGGAAAACTTTGGATCGTGAGGTATTTGTAAAGAACCAAAATAAATTTCTAGCTCGAGGAGATCACATAAATTTTTTTGCTAGTTTTTGCAATAAAGTAACGAGCGCCAAATTTGATGATGTGGTTCTTTGGAAGAGCGGAGTTGGTGTTTGTATCAATAAGTTTTTTTATTGGACTTATGACCATGAGTTGGCCGAAGTAGTAACCAGAAAGATTGATAAAGATTGTACGATTATGAGGATCAAAAATGTCTAATGCCGTCAAAGCAGTTGCAGGATTAGCGGCAATTGTTTTTGCACCTATGTTAGCACCAGCATTGTTAGGTGGTATTGGTATCACTTCTGCCGCCGCAATAGCAGTGGCCAGTGCAGGAATTGTATTAGTTGGTGCATCATTAGTCGGATCATCAACAAGTGATTCCATGGCAACTGCTGTTGATCAAGCAAGTGTTGAGGGTTATGCAGGTGCAAAACTGCAAACTAATAAATCGAACACAGCTCCAGTCCCAGTGCTTTATGGAACGCATAAGGTTGGTGGCAACATTATTTGGCAAAACACTGGCGCTCATAAGAACTCAAACAACACCACTAATGGTTACAACAGGGACTACTGGTCGATCATGGTTTTATGTGACCATGAGATCCAAGCAATAAATAATCTTTATGCTGGTGAAACTACAATGAACGCCCTTGGATCTAACAAATGGGAAACTGAATATGTGCATATTAAATATAATGCCTTTTCAAGTTCAGCGCGTAATGTCCAAGATAACATTTGGATTCATGATACTTCTGGAAGTACATGCGCTGGTAGTGATTCAGATCTAAGTTTTGCCTCGGCTGTCATTCCAGCTAATTGTGCTTTCCTTGCAGTGCATCAAGTCTTTGATGGCGAAGATACTAAGAACACAGCTCTTGAAGCGATCACCGCTAATCTGACAGGTAAGAAAATTAGAACTCTTGCAGGCGGTGGTGAAGTTACTGTGGCCTCAGTTGGAGGAGCTAATAAGTATTTTATTAATGGTGTCCAGCAACAAACACTAGAATTAGTCGAAGGCAATACTTATGTTTTTAATTATCCCTCTGCACATCCTTTAAGATTCTCAACCACTTCTAATGGCACACATGCAAGCGGATCTGAATACACAACAGGGGTAACTCATAACAGCTCAACACAATCAACTATTGTCGTTGCTAGTAGTGCGCCAACTTTATATTATTATTGTCAATATCATTCTGGCATGGGCGGCACAGCTAACACGCCAACAACTTTGCCTGCTACTTTAACTTTTTCAAACAACCCAGCAGAAATTCTTATTGATCTGCTTGGAGATGGTTTAGGTATTGCTGATGCAGATATAGATCTAACTACTTTCTCACAGGCTAAAGCTGATTGTACTAATGCAGGATTTAGTTGTGATATTGCCTTGATCCAGCAAGCTAACATTCAATCCATTATTGCTGATGTTTTAGCAACTTGCAGAGGCAAAGTTTTTCATTCTGAAAGTAAATGGAAATT